CCCTAGGCCGGGCTGCGAAGCACTCTGCCTATTTTACCCCCCCTCCAAAAACTCTCACTTATGCTTGACGACGTGGCAATAAAAAAGGACCAGGGGCAAGTTTGCCCCCAGTCCTCCGTACAGTCAATGTGGATCAACCTTGACTATCAAGTCGTAGCTGTTGATGTTGTTACAGTCAGTTCCAGGGTCTAGTCCATCGACAGCGATATTGAAGCGAGTGGGCGGGACGTAATTGGTAGGTTTCCCAGCGTCACCGTAGTCAGCAGAGCGAGGAACGTTAGCGAAGGTAGGCATGAGGGTACCGTTAGAGAAGGCAGAACCAGAGGGAGGCCAGACAGAGAGGAGGGTGTTGTTACCCGTGCATTTGGAAGCCATCTCGATACGCACACGGGAGGCAGGAGAGGTGGTAGTAGCTTTGTAGCAGGGATTGCTACGTTTCCCTCCTTCTACTTTGAGGGTTTTGGTCTGCCACACACCAGGGCCTACGTAGAAAGAGGACGAGATTAGTTCTGTATGGGAGGAGCAGTTAGCGACGGGAGGGGAAGGAGGGGTAGGTTGAGGGCCAGGAGGGGGAGTAGGTTGAGGGAGAGGAGGAGGGGTAGGTTGTGGAGCACCACCAGTAGCCACAAGGTAACCGGAGGCATTCTGGTAACCGGAGACATTCAGTTGGTAGGGGATCGAGGAGTAGGTCGATACGCTCTTGGTACTCTTTGTTCGAGGCCACTGGGAACAGCCAGAGAGGAGGGCAATCAGACCTCCTGCAGAGAAGGCAAGAAGGCCAAGGACAAGGAAGGTTTTAGGTTTCATTTAGTTCTCCCTTTTCGTGACGGTCCTCCGTCTCGGGTGTCTTTCGCTCGTGGGGCATTCGTAAGTCGGGCTCGAAAGGCTTCACCGTGCTCACAGAAGGATTCGTACTCGTAGTCTGACGGCACTCTGGGCAGAGAGGCATCAGAGATATCCCTCCCATGTTTGTCTGATCTGGAATCCATAGGATCTGGTAAAGGACGGCGTTTTCTTGCAAGCAAGTCTCGCACTTCACTTCTCCAACACCTCTTCTATGGCGTGTTCTACGCAACCAACGGACTTACAGCAACCCCATTCGGTAAGTATACGACGTATCACACAGGAAGGAACGAGGGCAAATTTGCCCGTCTCGATCATCTGCAACAGAGTATCAGTGTTTAGGAGATGCTCATGACCTTCGTTGCATAGGAAGACCCATCTATCGTTCTTCAGCACTACTACTTTGTCTTTACTTTTTTTTGCCGTAGGCAGAAAGACTAGATCACCCATTACCTACTCATAGCAGAAAACCCCCTTACCTCATAAGAAGTAAGGGGGTTTTACAGTTTCGCCGTAGGTCTTTAGGACCCAGGGGTTTCAGGGAGATCGGGCCTAGGAAGCTCAGGAACTGTAGGGCTCAGAATCCGATCTACCTCTGAAGAGGGAATAAGGACTCTACCCCTCTTCTGGCTCCCGAATCTCACAGTCTTCAGTTGGCCACTTCTAGCCATCTGATAGACCAATGCCCTACTAACGCCTGCAGCTTCTGCTAGGTCATTAACGCTCAAACACCTCTTTGTCTCTGCCATACCCTAGTTCCTACATCTAAACGTCTGAGAGGTCAAGAGACATCTACAGATCTACACGCCGCTAACAAGACCTATCTCAGACTCCTCTTCCATCAACTGGTAACCAGGGTATCAGTGTATACCAGAGTACCTATAGGTATCTTATGGGAGCCCTTAAAAAAGAAAAAACCGGAAAAAAAGAAAAAATGGCAATGTCGCGAAAGAGCGCGTTTACCAAGGTATCGTCGTCTCCCGTCGCGCGGCTGTGCCGCACGCGAGCGCTAAATCGCGCTCGCTCGGAGGCGACCGACTCCTAAGTCTTATACCCCTTAAAAAAAACTGTCAACTTTTCTTAGGTTTGGGAAAGCCAGTAAAAACAAGGACTTGTAAAACCTGTAATATATTTATTTTCTAAGCAGCAGAAGGAACGTATAGATAGTTCCTACGGTTAACACCTTCTACCCTAGTTGAGAGGAAGACCTTGTTGTCGTTCAGAAGCTCCTTGATGATGTCTTGTATCCTCTTCTTGCTCAAACCTTGGTAGATTACGAAATTGTCTACCACAGCTTCATAGATACAGGGGCCTTCTGCCAGCTTGAGGAGGATAAGGTTCCTTACCTCTTCATCGACGTTTCCTACCTCTACGAAGGTAAGAGCGCCTCCTTCGACCCTTCGTAGGACGTAACCTACATCTGTGGTAGGGCCGTAGTTCGACTTGAGGATCTTCAGCCGCACGTACTTCTGAGTAGGGTCTAGCATCATCTTCTCAGCTTCGACCCTCGATACCCCCTCGAGCCCCATAGCCTGACGGGCAAGGTCTTTCAGTACGTGAGAACCAGAGCCAGAGTGTACCGTCATCTTCTCGTCCTGATGGGGCTTTCTGGTATGGTGCCCTATCAGAAGAGAACACGCCGATAGGTGAGCTACCTTGGATAGAACAGACATGACCTTAGCAGCATCTACCTGCTTGTTTACGTCTGTACCCTTCGGCATGACCTTGAAGAAAGGGTCGATAATCACAAGATCCTGATTCAAACAGAGGTTGGAGAGTTGCTCTTCTTCCACGAAGAAATCCGTATCTGTAGAGAGATCGACGTAGGTGAAATTCTTTTCCAGCAGTTCGAGGCGTTCTTTGCCTGGACCCTGCGGCCACCTGGCGTAGACTGCGGCTTTTACTCTGCGCCGCATTTCATTTTCAGCATCCTCGCAGTTGGATATAAGTATGCGGGCTGGGGCAGGAACGTCCCAGGGACCGAATGGTTCCCCCAAGGCCAGGGATACACAAAGGCTCATCGACAGGTGACCCTTACCCACGCCGCCCTCTCCTATGAGAAGGGTGACCTCTTCCGCTGGAAGGCAATGCCTGACTAGCCACTTCACCGGGGGCGGATCTGCCCCGAAGAGTCCCGAGCCGGTAATCCGAGTAAACCGGCTATCTGGAGCCTTAGCTGCGATCACGAAGTCCGACTCCAGAATCGTAACCAGTTCGGGCTTGGAGCGAGGGTCTTTCGACCATTCCCAGGCGTCTACGGCGTCCAGAAGGGCCGAGTAGTAGGCGGCCATATCTGGCTCCCGAGACTTGAGCTGAAACCACTTCTGACGGTAGCCTGCTACTACTTCTGGGGGCTGAGCGAAGTCATCGACACCGAAGTAAGAAGCAAGCTTCTTCCAATCGGGGGTCAATTGGCTCTCCGTACGGTGATCGAGTCTCCGTAACGCAGGCTCATGTTGTAGTAGGTCTTAGCTGCCTTCTCCGCTTCCGCTTTGTTCGGGAACAGGTGGGTTATCAGGTTCGATCCGTTTCTTCTCGTAATGGCGAACTCGTGCGGCAGTAAGTCGCTTTCGATGTTCTTTACGTGCTTTCTCGCGTTCATATCGCATCCTTGCCATCGCTACGATGGTTTCCTGCATCAGGCGTCCGAAGGCTTTGGACACCCATACGCCGTGTCTAGGCACGAAAAACTTCCCGTACCCAAACAGCCACTTCTTGATGACGATAAGCTCGTCAAGGTTGCAACTAAGAACAGCCATGAGGTAAGAGTCATCGTCAGGAAGGTCATAGGAACCAGAGACAACCCCCCTACTCCAGATGACGCACAGCAGGTCAATCAACGCTCCACGCATGTACCGGGGCAACATTCGTACTTCGGGGCAGGTTATCCACCCCATCGGACACACAACGAAGAAGTTAGGATCTGTAAGCTTAGTGCTAAGCCCCTTCTTCCAGGCAGCAGGAGGCAAGTGAATGTGTTTCATGCCTGGAATGCGACTACGATGCGTTAATGTAACCTTTTTCCCATTCATTGTTGCATCCTACTCCATATCAACAAGGAGGTCAAGAAATGTCTTCTGAGACACCAGAAAAACTTGAGGAGACACCGGGCAAACTTGCCCAGATTCCAGAGAAGGACATCCTGGCTATCAAAACGGCTCTAGGTGTGCTAATCCTCGTTCTTACCGGCAAGAGCATTAGCGTTGACCTAATCAAGCTGATGGCAGACCTGGGGCTCAACTTCAAAGAGGAGTCAGTAGTGCTTCCTCCTACAAGAATTGCCCTAGCGAACAGGTAAATGGCTAGGAAAAAGGACATCTCCGCGATAACCCAGCTCAAGGATGAGGAGCTAGACCAGCTCATCCGAAAGGGCATGGAGAAGCAGCAGGCCACGAAGAAGCGGAATGCTTACATGGCCTTCGCTCCGATGGGCTATCAGGAGCGGTGGTTTGCCAGCACGAAGAAGATGCTGATTCTCCTGGCTGGGAACCAGACAGGGAAGACGACATGCGGAGCGATCAGAACGATCAAAGCATGCGTAGGGTACTGGCCTTTCTCGATTGGAGGCGAAGCGAAGCCAGAGTTTCAGGATCTCCGAGGGATAAGGTGCCTAGTCGCTGGGGAGTCCTACTCGACCTCGATTCCAAGCGCCATCCTGCCGAAGCTGAAAGAGTTTATCAGCGCAGAGATGCTGCTCGGGCCTCCAAAGAAGCATGGCTCTACTGGCATGGAGTCGGTGTTCAAGTTCGTCACTGGGGCAGAGTTGCACGTAATGAGCTACGAGCAGGGCTCAGACGCCTACGAGGGCTCCCTGTGGAACCACGTATGGCTAGACGAACCTCCTCCAGAGTCGGTATTCAACGCGATACGCAGAGGAACGCTCGCAACCAACGGAAACATCGTTATCACGGCAACGCCTCTGAAGGAGCCGTGGATGTATGACAACCTCTGTATACCCGCGCTCGATCCTAGAAGTGCTCTATACGGAACTGCAGACATCGAACGGTGTAACATTCACGACAATTGCATGGAGTGCAATAACGGCGCTCTTCCTCATAGGGAGATTATGGCATATCTGGAGACGCTCTCCCCCAAGGAACGTGCAGCCAGAGAGAAAGGGGAGTTCTCCGACCTCTCAGGACTCGAATTCACGGAGTACAACGAGGTAATTCACGTCGTGGACGACTTCATATGAGCAAAAACGGCAAAAAGGAGGGATTTACCCGCCAAGAGCTAGCAGGAGTACGAGAAGCAGAGCCAGCATCCATCAGAAAACGCACACTTCTCCCAAATGAGCCCTGGAAACTGTTCGAAAACTTCTGCCACATCATCCAAAAGCAGGATATAGAGGTCATTACAGGGCAAATTGCGATGCGTCCTGATGGAGAGCGAGCTGTCGTCTACATGCGCCTGAAAAAGAAGATAACAGGGGCAGATCGGACGTTTTCGGCGGTGGGTGAGCCCCGAAAGCTCCAAGAGATGGTAGACGAGGTGATGAGAAACGTCATCACATGGATGGAAAACTAGTGATTCCTAACGGCCAGGCCAAGGAATGGCCCTATGTCGAGGTCATCGACCCGAGTTATAAGCGAGGACTCCATGTTATCTGGGCGAAAATTGACCCTCAAGACTACTTCTACATCGTCCGAGCCCGAAACATCGAGGACGGACCCTTCTCTACCATGTGCCGAGACATACAGTTGGAACGTCGATCCCTCGGCCATGAGCCCGAACTTGCTATCATGGATGCGCGGGGAGGACGACTTACTGTCAACAAGGACCTTGAGCAGGATTGGTTTGATAGATTTAGAGACTATGGGCTTCACTATCAGCCCTCGGTGGAGACGGACCTAAAGAAGCTCCACGACTGGCTGAAGCCGGTCTACGACCCGAGGCACGATAAAGCCCTACCGAAGCTGAGAATATGTCGAAGCGTCGCCAATATGGAAAAAGGGCCAGTATGGGCCATCAAGAGGTTTACGTGGAACCCGTTGGACAGCCGGACGAAGCAGTACGAGCAAGCAGGGAAGGACTGGATCGACGTAATGCGCTACCTGGCCGGATATCCGGGCCTCAAGTACGATCGGTTCCGCCAGCCCGAGGAGCTGATGATGAGCCCGCAGTCGATAGCGAGCAGCTACGCGCGGCCTCAGATCAACATGCATCAGCACCATTTCAGCGACAGGATGGTGGGCCGCAGGCAGCCATTCCACCCGTACGGCCAGAAATACCGCCCGAGGTGATTCAGGCTTTCGAGAACCTACAGGCCGAGGTTGCGTTTCTCCGCGACATCGTGAATAACCCGGAGAAGGTCAGGGATCTGGCCGAGCGGCACGGCTTATTCAAGGTTCACCAGCAAACCTTTAATTTGGATCAGGCTGTTGAGATAGGCTTAGCAGTAGCCAAGGTACTAGGAAACACAGTACCGATGATTCAGCCTACCCCAGTTGCAGAGCAACCACGGGCAAGTTTGCCCGCAGGGTCTAGGATCGCTCCAGAGGAGCACCAGCCCCTCCGAGCCCCGCCCCCTGGCAACCTCGGACCGCTAGAGGCAGCCTTGCGTAGAGGTTATACCGGATGATCCCGTTTGCCGACGACATCACCGGGATGCCGGGTCTGGACGCATCCATCACGAACCCGTTTCCGCAGCCTACGTGGATGCAGAACCAGATGTCGCCGGAGCTGGCGGGGGTAGTCGACTACGAAGCAGGCAGCGCCCTCTCCAAGGACGACATCATCAGGCAGATCAACGAGGCCAGGGACGAAGCGTATAACGCCAGGCAGACCAAAGAAGACGAGTGGAAGCTCTACATAGACCTGTACAACAACGTACAGGACTTCTCCCAGAAGGCTGACTGGCAAGCTAAGATCTTCATTCCTGAGATCTTCAACAAGGTCGAGCGGGCCAAGAACATGATTGAAGGGGCGCTCTTAAGTGCGCCGGAGTGGTTTACGCTAGAGCAGCTCCCTAAGTTCGATCCTAACACCCAGAACGTAACCTTTATCGAGAAGGTACTGAGATACGAACTCGAAAAGGCCAAGTTCATCGACGAGTATACCAAGTGCCTGGAGGAGGCTTTCATTCTCGGCACGTCCTACCTGAAGATCTGGTGGGACGAGTGGATTGAGCGGAAGCCCCAGGTAACGCAAGTGCCCGTGGGTATGGACCCCATGACTGGGATGCCATTCATGGACCCGATGACGGGCATGCCCATGATGCAGCCGGTAGTCTCGTCCCAGCCCAAGAAGACTTCAGGGCTTAGGGTTAAGCATACCCCTGCCTGGGCGATGTTTCCCGACCCCTTCGCGTCCAACTTCTATGAGGGGCGCTATGTTGTGGAAGAGTGTGCGGTGGATCGGGACTACATCGAGGAGGGTGTACGCACGGGTATGTTCGATTCCGCAGAGGATATCGGACCCCCTGTCTCTTGGGAACTCGAAATCGAGTACGGGCAGCGTGACACACGTATGGACCGAAACGCTTCACGTACCACACGGAAGCGAGATCTACTCCGTATCTATCACGGGAACTTCTACTCTCACGATGGTAAGCTTGCTCTGCAGAACTGGCGAGCGATTGTCTGCAACAACAGAGCACTCCTCGCCTTTGGTCCCAATACAATTTACACTGGAAAATGGCCATATATCTCTTGCACGCCTATTCCGGTGCGAGGGACAAGCCTCGGCCGGTCGCTGGTATATGCGGCGGCCCCCATCCAGTACGAGCTGAACAATCTATGCAACCTGATGATAGACAGTACAGCGTACTCTGTCTTGCCTGCTGCTATCAAGGATGCGGACAAGTCGGACTCTCCTGTCAACATCACTACGATTACCCCTGGAACGGTGTACAACGGGCGGGAGGGGATGCTGATTCCCCTGAAGATCACCAGCGCCCCGAACGACGCCTGGCCGATGATCCAGTGGCTAGAGAGCAAGATCGACGACAGCACTGGCATCAACGAGTTCATGGAGGGGACGCCCACCACAAAAGGGCGACCTACCGCTTACGAGATTCGAGCGAAGACAGGAGTCGGGCAGGAGCAGATCAACAACCTAGCCAAGGATCTCGAACGGCGAGACTTGGAACCAGCGGTACAGTTGGTGTACGACCTGACGCTGCAGTTCCTGTCCGACTTCTCTGATCCTGAGCTTCAGGCGATCGTGCAGCAGGAGATGGGTCCACAGGCTCTGATGGACCCGATGACGCGATACTCGATGCTGGACGCCACGTTCAAGGTGAGAGCGCGTGGCATCAGCATGGTCCTTACCCGCGAGGAGCAGAGCCAGAAGCTGATGGAGCTTAGCCAGATGGGCATGAGCATCGGCCTACCTCCGGCGAACATGCTCCAGATCTTCTACAAGACGGCACAGAGCATGGGTGTAGACCCGAGAGAGCTAGGCTACCCAGAGACGCAGCAAGAGCTACAGATGATGCTGATGCAGATGCAGGCACAACAGGCTGCGGGGGGAGCCGGGGCCGGTCCGGGTGGTAAGCCAGAGGCGGCTAACTCGGGAGGCCCACAGCCCAACGGTGCCCCCTCGCAGCCCCCTTCGGCGGAGCAGAACATTGGACAAGTTGAAGGCTCTGGCGGCTACTAGGATTATAGCGAGTTTAGCAGGTTTAGCCCTTTGGGCTAAACTCGCTAATGCTCAGTCTCCTGACAACAGCAGGGGCTATCCAGACGAGGTACAGGAGTTCCAGGGGCAGTATCCGGCTGGAAGGACGGTTACGTGCGGAACCGGAAGTACGCTGATCTCGACCGGAAACAGTTGGAACAGCATCACTTTCCGAAGCAAAAACACGACAAACACGGTCTACGTCTGCTTAACCCGGTACCTCGGCGAGGGCCAAAACCCGTCGACCTGTTCGGCTTCAGCCGCCTTTGCCATGCTGGACGCATCACTCCCTGCCTATACTGCCGACAGGGCGCTGTATAGGGTAGGGTTTACCTGCATAGCGTCTTCAAGCACGGACATCGTGATCCACGAGGAGAAGTAGATGCCGACCTTTGCCGGTAGCTCAGACTCGTTTTACAGCCTCAGCCTCTACAGTGACGTATTCAAGGAGGTTGAGACTGATCTTTCTTTTGCTGCATCCAACGTGACGGTAAACCTCTGGACTCCAGCCGTAGGTAAGAAGTTCATCCTGAAGGGCTGCAACCTACGGATGGTGGTCACGACGGTTTACGCTGGGGCTACGGTCGGGGCGATGGCGCTGCTGTGCGACAACACCATTGCGACCAGGGTCATTGCCTGTATAGGCGTAGTAGGTAACGCAGCAGAGGCTGTAGGCAAAGACTACGGCGTATTTCAAGAAGACTTTAGAGAAGGCATCATCTCGGCGGCAAATGACAACACCTTAAGAGTCATCTTCTCTGCAACGGCTACCAGCGGCATCACTGCCATCAGGGGTACGGTGTGGGGCCAGGAAGTCTAGCTCTCTTTCTCCTGCTCATCTTCGCGGGCAATTTTGCCCACGCCTCTGGCTACCAGGGTGGAGGGGGCGGTGGAGGCGGAGGGGGAGATCCGTCCAGCACGAACGAGATCAACACGTTCACGGTTGATGTCGGTAGCCCGACGACAGGGCTGATCGTCGACCTGCAGAACGGTGGTGGGGTAGGAACCCTGCTCACCGTTCCAGACCGGGTGGAGTTCTTCTTCGACGACGCGACCGCTGTCTACCCCACCGTTGGCTCCTGTATAGACCCTGACGACAGACTGGTGATTGATTCGTTCAATCAGATGCAGTGCGACAGTGGTGGTATGGTCATCCCAAATCTACTGGATGACCTGAGCGACGTTATTATCACTTCTCCAGCAACCGGAGCGGTGTTGAAGTACAACGGCACCAACTGGATCGACGACACCGATCTTACTGGAGGTGGTGGCGGTGCGCTCGACGATCTAACCGATGTCTCGACCGCCACGGCAGCGAGCGGCGACTTCTTGCAGTTCAACGGCACCAACTGGGTCGACGTGCTGCTTACCGATGCCGACGTGCCAAACAGCATCACCGTCACCACGGCAGGCTCGGCTGTCGTTGCTATGACAGGCGACTCTGCGACTGGCTTCTTTGGGACAGGCGAGCTTGAAGCGACGCTGATGCCTGCAGTTGCGTCAGATTGCACGGCCAGTAGATGGGCGAAGGGAATTGATGCTGACTTCGTGCTCGATTGTTCGCAGCCAGCGTTTACGGATATTTCGGGGTCGGCTACGGATGCGCAAATTCCAGACACTCTTACGCTTACCGACATCACCCAGATAGGCACTCGTCCACATGCAAGCCTGACGGGCCTAACTGCTGACGACCATACCCAGTACGCGCTCCTTGCGGGTCGTACAGGTGCGGGTGGACAGATCCTTTATGGTGGAACGGCGTCAGGTGAGCTTCTCGTACTGGAGAGTACATCCAACCCTACGAAGGGCACCATTTACTTCGGGCTCGCGACAGAGTGGGAATGGTCAGATGGGATCGTTGATCCAGTAGACAGCAGCGTGGCGGTCGGTGGGAAGTGGGACCCGACCATATCTGTCACCGGGATAGCTGGTGGAACCTCCATCGTGCGTGGGCTCAGTATCGCTCCCACTTACAATTACGACGATGCTTCGGGCGTCATCATCAACACCTACACAGGTGTTGAAGGCGGCGGAACGTTCACGGTATCAGGTGCTGGCACCCAGGCGTCCTCTTGGTCACTGTTCAACGCCACGGCGTTGCTGACTGCAACGGCGGCCGCCAAGGTACCCCCGACTCCGGCTGTTTTTCGATCTGGTATTACCGTCGATTATTCGGCGACATCAGGGACAGGAACAATGTCCCTGTCTAAGCCGTTCGAGGATAATACCATATACCGCAATACGGATGCTGGCGGCATCTTTGCCATAACCGCTCCATCTAGCTTTGTGGCCAATCCGATATTTACTGAGACAGCAGGACAACTGAACATAACTTCATTTCGTGGATTTTTTGCCATGGACCCGGCGATCAATGGTACTCCACAGATTACGAATCAGTTTGGTGTTGATGTTCAGCGTCCGACTAGGGGATCTACACCGGCTACGACGGTGGGTGTTCGTAATGCTGGTTCTGAAGCCTACCCACCTATTACACAGGCTCTCGCAGATGAATTTACGATAACGCCTAGTGCTACGATCGTGCAGGTTACCGCGACTACTGATCCTATTGATAGTGGTGCTACAGCCATCACCGATGGTGCGGACGGGCAACTGCTGTATATTGTGAACATCGACGAGACAGCAGCACAGACCATCACGTTTGCTGATGATTCCAATACCCAGCTCAGTGCAGCAACGATTGATCTTGATCGTTGTGATTCGATCACTCTGCTCTTTATGGCGTCTATTGGTGACTGGATTCAGGTGGGGAATGTCAATGCCCTTTGTTAAGAAGCTAGTCGTTACTTTGAGCGGATTACTCGTCGTAGGTCCAGCTCTCGCTATAACCGTCACACGCACCGAGAACAGGATGGAGGATGTGCAAGTTTGCATTAGGAAGCAAACGGGCGATCCGAGCTTCCTGGCGAGCTACCGTACCTACGACGAGCAGGGGCTCATGCGAGAAGTGGGCGCTCAGGATATGTGGAATGACATCACCCCGGCACAGCAGACCCAGGTCAAACAGGTAATCAACGGGGTGTACAGCAAGCTCCACAACGAGGCGAACATCCCGACGCCGACGCCACAGCCTACGCCTTCGCCGACTCCGACGCCGAGCCCGGTACCCACGGTAGGTCCGAGTCCTGGCGAGAGTCCGGTTTTGATAAAGAAGAAATGAGCGACGAAGAGAAACTTGATATCTCTAACAAGGTTCGGCTGAACCGGATACTCATAGCGGTTCTAGCTGCGGTTGCTGTGTTTCTTACCGCTAGGGTGGAAATCAGCCTCTCAGAGTTCAGGCAGGAGCAAAGAGCAATTAAGCAGGATCTTAGGATTCTCGCTAAGCAGGCAATCGAAACCGCCAAAGACATCGAACACCTTAAAGATTTGACAGGAACCGACAGGTAGACTAGGAGAAGCTATGCCACGCGGACTCGTTTACGGCGTCGATAATCTGGGAATGCAAGCGAAGCCTCCACCGGATGACATTACCAGAGAGAAGAGTAGCGGCGGCTACCGTGGTGGCCACGATCGCAAGGGCCGGGTGATTCCCGAGCAGCCCGTGCATCTCCGGGGAAACCCAGGGATGGGTCCTGCGGGTAGCTCGCAGTACGAGCAGAACCTGCGAGCACCTATCGAGCAGTACGGCGGTGGTGTTCGTGGAATCACCCAGCGCCCGCGAAAGGGGCACTATTGATGGGTGGCCTAGAAGAGAAGCTTCGCCAGGGTGGAGCTATTCAGCTTGCTGCTAACAGCACCACGGATGATTGGCATGTCGCTATTGCCCAACAGCTCTCCAGCCAGTCCGAGGAACACCGTAACACAATTGCTGGGGCAGAAAGCGCGTTCCACGCGCGGACGGCTAGAACGCATATCCAAGCACTTGCTGAGATTGGCAAGGCGCTTGGCAGTGTTGAAGCAGCGAAGAAAGAACGCACGGTTAAGGCAGATCCGCAGGAGTCGTTCATCGACGCCGCAGACCTTCTGACACCGGCAGGGTGGGAAGAGAAGTACCTTCCGCAGATTAAAGCAATTGGTGACGTTGCCTTTGGCAAGTTCATGATGAGCGAGGAGGAAGACCTCAACCACGCGATCTACCAAGAGATTTCGCGTCTCATCACACGCTTGCAGGGCATTGCGATGCAGGGAGAAGGCGCTCGACAAGAGCGGCTGCGTCGCGCACTAAGGAGTGGAAATGTCCGCGCAGCAGTCTAATCCGACGCCTTCCGCAGAGGAGATGATTCAGGAAATCCTCCGTGGGAACCAAGTCATCGTCCGCAATCAGCAGATTCTGGAACAGCGTATTGCAGAGGCTGAAAAGGCACGGGCAAGTTTGCCCACGCCCGCCCCCAAGTCCCCCGACCCCGGAGATAAGGAACGAGTCCGAGAGCGTTTTTTCGCTGACTTCGCCGAAGACCCTATCGAGGCGTTTAGGAAGACCAAGGAGCTTGCGAAGAAGGAAGCCGCCGAGGAGCTGAGGCAGGAGTTCGACGTTCGGCTGAAGCAGACAGCGCAAGACCTCGAAGCTCGGAACTACGCTCGAACGGTGATGAACCAGAACCCTGATCTCCAGGGTTTCGAGGACAAGCTCTCTGGCTACATGGATCACCTAAACCAGCATCCAGAGGCGCGGCACTGGACGAACGAGCAGCGCATCAACCAGGCGGTCCAGTGGACGCGGGACTGGAAGTGGGAGACGGCGCGGCGGGTCGAGGAAGAGAAGAAGTACGTTGAGCGTCAGATGCGTGGGCAGGCGTCTCCAGTGCCGGGGGCGTACCGGGACGGTCCACAGAGTGCTGCCCAGTTCAAGACGGACGAAGAGATGCGGAGAGAGCGGTATGAGCTGATGCAAGGAAACGTGGCGAAGCGTCGCGGCAGCTTGTACAACGCGGCGTAATGTGCCAATAGGGAACCGGGCTGGTTCAGGGATGTCGATGCTGCCTCTGGGGTTGGTAATGTAACTTGGCAGGACAGGTTTGGTACTCCAACGAGTACGGAGGCTATTGGTCTAACCAAGAGTTGAGCATGGATATGTATGTCCAGGCTCAGCCCATCATGCGTTTCCGGCAGTTTACGGAGCGTGATGAAAACTTCGGGGCCAACCGTGGTAACACGTTGCTGTTCGACAAGAACTTCAATGTGGATACGGAAGGTGGTCCTCTTAACGAGAACCAGCCGTTCCCGAAGACTGGTTATCGGACCAAGCAGGGCTCTGTTGTCGCGACGGAGTACGGAAACTCTATCCCGTACACGGAGAAGCTGGAGCGGCTTAGCAAGTTCAATCTAAGCGACAACACTCACCGCGCGATCATCAACGACATGGCGAAGACCATGAATCGTGCGGCCCATGCTCCGTGGCCCAACACCAAGATCTACTACACCCCCAAGGGCACCACGACTCCTTCCTTCTACTGGAAGGTCCAGACCGGCAACGTCACAGATCAGGCAGCGACGCGAAGCATCGGCGTTACCGACCTGATCGCACTTCGTGAGGCGCTCGCATCGGGCGTCTACATCACGACCTTCTCTGCGGTTGCCACCACGGCGACCGCATCGCCTGTTCCCCCGTACGACGACGACGGGAACTACATGATCCTCACGTCGGTGGGCGGTGCCTCTGCCCTGAGACGTGACTCCGACTTCATCAACGCGGCTCTGTACGGCGATCCCGAGCGGCTGTTCGCGGGTGAGATCGGCCGATTCCACGGCTTCCGCATCGTGGAAGAGAACCACATCCTCTCCAACTTCCTAGGTACCACCGAGTTCAAGGCAGAGATGTATGCCTTTGGTACCGAGGTTGTGAAGGAGATCGTGATTCTCCCTGAAGAGATCCGGCGAGGTGTTCCTCTCGACGGTGGCCGAGACAAGGCGTTTTACTGGTACGGTATCGTAGGGTTCGGGCTGATCTGGTCCTTCAACGGGACTGTAGGCGACGTGAGCAACTACGAGCCTGAGAACCGCGCAGTGCGCGTCTGGAGCACCTGAATGTTTGACCAACTACACGGCGTAACCAGCATCGAGAACTGGGAAGCTGGAACTACGACCACCAATGCCGGTACTACGGTTCCGGGGTCGGTTCCTGTCGTTGCGTCTCTGCAGTCGATCACGGCGTTTCCGTATTCGCGCACGGTGCTGATGCAGGGAACGCTGCGATATATCGGCTTCCTGACGACCACGGCAGTTACCACTCCTGCGGCGGTGGTCACGGCGTACAAGTGGCGTCGGAGAGGGGTGAACACCAACGCGGTGACCCTCGGTACGATGACCATTAACTTCACCACGACACCTGCAGAAGGTGGAACGGCTGTAGCGTCTGCCATTGGTGACGTGACGTACCGTTACTTCGGTGTCAACGTTCCTGCTGCTGGCAACGATCTCGTCTTCAATCCCGGCGAGCAGCTCGTGGTTGGCACGACTACAGCTTCGGGTGCAGGAGGCGGATTCTTCTTCTCTTGCTTTACGTTCGACTATTTTGCCAATCAGAATCCGGCTACGTCGGGTACGGCCTGGGCGAAGGTCATGGGGCCGAACACGGTCGGTCGGGTTCAGGTGGTCACGAGCTAAATGGCCTACAAGAGCCGACTGGTTTCTCCGACCCACGGGGACGGCAAGACCGGGAACTTCGGTACCACCAACTTCATCGAGTCGCGTCAGCGTGCGCGGGGGGCCGGGCTTGTCTCGTCCCCCCGCAAGCAGGACTGCGTCTACGGTGGGCTGAAGCCGATGGACATGCCGAAGCCTCGTGAGGTTTCGCTGACCAAGGAAGTGGAAGCCACCACGCCGAAGCATGGCGCGTCCAATCAGGACAACTACGGCGTCGGGCGTGAGGGCATCCGCAAGATCATGCGTGGCTGGGGGACGAAGCAGTAAGTGGATCTCGATGCTGAAGCTGCGGAGCGGAAGCGTCGGCTGCTAGCAGATCGCTTCATGCGCTCGTACTACCAGGGCAGAGGTAGATCACGGGCAAACTTGCCCACGGGTGGAATGAGTGGCGGACCTCCAAACCCTCAGAGAGGCAATCATCTCGAACGTCGACCGGACGGGCGGGCCGTCGGTCGAGTCGACGCACGTTGATCGCTGGATCAACCAGGCCATCCGCGAAGAGATCTGCCACCGCTACAACTGGCAGCAGATGTTCGCCATCTACCGGGCGACGCTGACAGCCGACATAGCAGTCTATCAGGCTCCGAACTCGGAGTTCTTCAAGGACTATTCCAGAATCCTAATTGCAGGACTCGACGAGAACAGCGAGTACGTACCGCTGGAAGAGCTAAGCGACTTCCAGCGGACGTACGCTTTTCCCGTCTCCGCTTCGACTGGTCGCCCGCGTGTGTGGGCTCGATCGTCGGGCGACAACTACCGTCTGCTGCCAACGCCGGACGAGGACTATCCAGTCGAGGTGCGCGTCTGGGAGTACCCAGCTACGCTCATCACGGATAGCAGCACCAACACCTTCCTCATCAACTACTCCCAGATCATAGAGGACATGGTGACGGCCAGGGCGCTGAGGTATCTCGGTGATGTCGAAAAGGCTCTCCCGATGGGTCAGATGGCTAACGAGAATCTGGAGACGAAGATCCGAGAGGACAAGAACCGAGTTGCACCAGAGGATCAAGTGATCGTGCCGAGTCGTAATTCGGGCATCCCGGCCTCGAATACGATGGGTAGGCGGATGGGCGACCTGGGCTTTGGGTACAGGCAATACTAATGGCAGACAGTACAATTGGTGTAAACGAGGGTACTAACACCAACCTCGACGCAGAGAGCCTTACAGTAGGCTCAAACACGGTAAAGCGGCAGCGGATTCAGCTTACTGGTGCGGCTGCTACGGATATTGCGCCGGTCTACAGCGTGAACCAAGGTGGCTCTGGAACCTATGGCCTCTCCGTTCGTGTTTCCCCTCCTGGGCAGGCTATTCAGAGTGCAAATGAGGTAGCGGTAACATCTGGATCAGGTACGACGATAGGCACTGCTGCCACAGGGCAGCGCCTAATCGTTGGATGGCTTTCGGTATCTGTCTCGTCCACGACGGTAGTCAACATCTATACCGGGATTGTTGGCAGCACGAAGATTTTCACCTTCCGATCGCTAGCCAATACGACCATGTTCTTTGGGGCTCCTACCGGGTGGTATTTGCTACGGTCGGCGCTAAGTGATCCGCTGACTCTGGATGTTAGCACGAGCTGTACAGTGAACTTCACCATTGCGTACTACCATTCGACTACCTACTAGAATGACTGCGCCTATTCTACTTAGTCTGGCCTCTGGGATGGTGTACGTAATCCAGACTGGAACCGCCATCACCTACACGAGAGTGGAAGTATCGTGGCCGTAGACGCATTCAGACTTGGGCCTTTTGCTGCCCTATCTGGGACCCTAGAGGACGATCGCTCTAATCAAAGCCACCCACTCAAGGGTGGCTTTAATTATCGAGTGATGGGTGGAGAGGTCTGGCCTAGGCATACCCTGGATATGCTAGGTGCGACAGAGGGTCTTCGGCTTCCCTTCACGCACTGCATAACGATACCGGGTTCCTATACCTTGCAGTTGCTCATTGGGCCGATGGCGTGTCTGAAGATTGCAGACTTCGCTTCTACCTACCAGATCCTGCTTTCGCCGACGTATGATCCTTCTACTTCCTGTAGCATTACTCTGACGCAGGGTAGCCGTGTACCGACAATCGGAGCAGGGACAGCTCCGGTAATAGGTCAGTGGTTTATCGTTAACAACGTCAAGCCTGCTGCGTACTCGGAATACTATTCGATTGGTTCTGGTATTAATCTAACTCGTCCGTACGTTGGGCCTACGGTTACCTTTACGGCGGACTTCTACGATCCGATCATTCCGGTGGCTAGTGGTCTATTCAACTTCGGAACAACCATTAAGCCTGGAGCACTTTGCCTGACCAACTGCGATGCCACGGTCTTTCGTCAGGCCATAGCGCACGTAGCAGATGATGCATGGACAGGTTCACCTGCCCTTCTCGCCGATACGCTGTACATCATCTACACCAGCAATTTGTACGGGCCTACTGCTATCAGTATCTTCCTAGAAGAGCCTATCAAGCGGGACATCTTTAGGGATACTAGCGTTTCTCCACCAGATCCGCTTCCTACGCCTCCAGCGTTCTGTGAGACATTTAAGCAACGACTACTCTATGCCTTTGTGTCTCCGCCGGATACGAACGAGGGCTCAGAGCAGACGTTTTGGTGGAGTGAAATTGGAGATATCCTTTCCTGGCATCGTGTAGTCCTGGGTGTAGATTTCCCTAACTACAGGACGAATTTCGCGTTCACCAGTCAGATACGTGGAATGAAAACCCTAGGCGATAGGGCCATCATTCACTATACTGATCGCCAGGAGATGATTTCCTCTACTGGTTCCAATTCGGAACCATTCATAATCGAGGAGAACAATCAGCAGCTAGGGATGATAGCTCCTAGATCTCTCGTGCCGGTCGGTAGGTTGCATTACTTCTGGTCGCAGGTAGGGCCAGTGTCGTTTGATGGGACCGATGTTTCACCGTTGGGTGGAGAGATCGCTGACATCTTGGCAAGGGAAGCTGGATCACCGACGTTGCCGTGGGACAATCCCCAGCTTGCCCAGCAGGGAGTGATGGAGATTGCTCCTTCGATGGTCGTCTCGTGGAAGAACGAGTCGAGGCAGGAAGTATACTATGCGGTAGGCACAGAGAGGGAGCAGCAGTATCCGACTACAGAGAAATGCTTCTCGGTCTATGTCTACAATTGGGACAAGGAAGAATGGAGCATCGACGCAATAGAGATTCAGAATCTAAGTAGCGTCGATCTCGATTATATTCTTCTTCCCGTGTGGGGCGGTGGCTCAGGCGTCCTTGGCGTAAATAGCTACGGATACGAAGCAACGCAGTTCATATTCCTGGCAAACGGAACAGTCCTACTCGAGCGTCCGATACTTCAGTACGCATACGAGCCAGGTAGATCCATTCCTCGCTATCACAACGTAGGTCCGATCTTCGACGATAACGTTATGTACTCCATGAGCCCGCATATCATGGAGATGCGCGTCGAGACTGGATGGCAAGACTTCGACTCGCCGTATCAGAAAGATCTGCTCTTGCTGGAGATCGACGTACGGGATACGCGGATGCATGGGTGGAACTCCATTCGTCCTCGCAGGGGCTGGAACTACGATCCGGGTGCAGACGATGGATACCAGGGGTACCTGCTGGTAGACGTGTACGCAGACTACAATATGATAACCCCTGTGGCCTCTCTAGAGGTTATCGTAGACCATACCCAATGGCCCAGAACGAGAGCTATCAAGCTGAGCGAGCAGGGCATTGGCGGGCCGGGGATACGGTACGCTCCGGTAGAAGAGGGGCACAACGGGCCTGGTAGGCAGACGATTCGGAAGAAGCTGCGGGTACAGGGTCAGGTGTTCAAGTTCGTGTTCACGAACCCAGCACCACCTACGGGCGATCACAACAAGATGCTTTTCATTGTCTCTCAGGTCACTTGCTGGTACATGGCGAACGAGGGTCACATCAGAAGGATGCTTGCGGATGAGGGTGCCTGATTCGATACGGTGGTCGGTGACCGCGAGGGATGAGACGCGGCAGAGCACCAAGGATCTGGATATAGTCTATGGTGCCATTCGGAATGCGCTGAATGGTGGCATCCAGCCTGATGAGAATGCAGGGAAAGTGATCGCTGGCACTTACTCTGTGGCAGCAGGGAGTCCAGAGACGTTCAACCATGGACTTGGATGGACTCCGAGATTTGCCCTCTTCGTACCTGCAGAGAACATAGGTACTACCGCGACGACATTTTACTTCATTCCCGCCGACAAGCTCCTTTGGAACTCGGACGACGTAGTGATACGTTGCACCCGCACCAGCACGGACTTTGAGGCTTGGATTCTTTAGGAGAGAGAGATGCCTAGAGCATTTGCGCAGGGTCTAGCGCGGCCCAATCGGCTCATCAACCAGGGCGACCTGGGTGTAGGCGAGTATCTGGCGAGTCCGATGTCGGTGGATACTCAGCGTCGGGAGTTCCGGGGTGGGCAGGAGGTTGGGCCTGGTGCTCAGCGTGGTAGTGGGAGGAGCGGACCGAGCCAGGGTGGCGGTGGCTTTCAGTATTACGCTCCACCTGGGCAGAATCCAGGGAATCCTCCAAATCCGAACCCAGTTACAGGTGGCTGGCGTCCCCTGAGTGACCTAGGACATCACCGTCAGCGTGGAGTTCCTCCAGATAACGTAGGTAACGGATTCCTTGGGGTGAGCGATCCGACTGGGCAGTGGCCTACGCGAGGAACACGCTACAACCCTGGGAATTTCACAGGAGATCCTAATACTCTACCTGTCCATGCTGCAACTCCTAGAGCATTGGGTCAGACTAGCTCTCTTGGTCCTGCTGGCATTAGCTCTCTAACTGGCCCTATGGGCAGTACCCAGTCCCTGGTTGGTCCTCCTCCTACGCCTGGCACTCGTGACAACCCTGGTAGCTACCAGGGTGGGAGCATGACTCCGCAGCTTTCGTGGACCTCCGATCCGGCCATGTACGACTGGTACGTCAAGACGATGGCTCAGCAGCATCCGAACCAAACTCCGATGGCCTTTGACGTGGATCTGTCTCGGCTGTCCCCAGAAGAGCAGAACAAGTTCCTTGCAGCGCAGGGCAAGAAGCTCTGGCGGGATGCGGTCAATAAGCAGCAGAACACTCCAGGCAAGGGAGGTAGCCAGCCGCTGCCGCAGGGTGGCCTGGCCGTCTCTACGCCTGGTATCCCTGGAGCAGACGACCCCTACTGGATTCAGCAGGCGAGGCGAGCACGGTTCGACTACAACCGTGGACTAGACCGCAAGTACCGGGAGCAAGGCCACGGCAAGAGAGCCCGGACCATGCCTACGGGTGATGGAAACTACCGCTGGAATCCAACCACGAAGACGTGGGAAGAGGATACCGTTGGTCCTGGCTTCCCGCCTCCCGGACCACAGCATCTTCAGCCCGAGAGTGCCTCGGCGCTCTCTGCTCCCTCCGCGCTGGAGATGGCATCGAACGCTCCGTTCGAGATGGCGTCTGCCAATCCGTTCCGTGACGAGGATGTGTTTGGTCCTGGTGGCAACTACCAGGCACAGGATTATCAGCGGCACGGACCACGGAATGACGTGATTGCTCGTAGGGCGCGAGATCAGCAGTACGCCGGGTACGGTCCTAACGAGTTTGGGCCGATGCGCTACACCGCTGCAGCTCACGACATGGGCCAAGATCCTACAGGGCGGATGTACGCTCCTGGCTACCTGATGAACGCAGCCCGGCAGGCGCAGCAGCCCGGTGGTCCGGTACCCCGTGGGATGGACTGGCTGAGAAACGCCCCGATCATGACGATGGGTGGTCCGCAGGCTCAGAGCATCCGTGACTGGTACATGCGCGCGAGCGCGATGCAGGGCGATCCTGGCGCTTACGTTCCTCCGGTCTGACGCGGGCAAGTTTGCCCACGGAGCACTAAATGGCGATCAGCGTAGGTAGGCATGTAGTAGCCCCCGCCGGGATGAACGCCCTGAACATGCTGTTCGGGCCGTACTACAACGTCGAGAATCCTGGCGAGAATGCACCGAATATCGGTGCGATGTTTGGGCCGTACGATCCTCGTCAGGAATTTGAGGGGAAGCAGGCTGGTGACTGGCGTGGGCAGTTTGGTCAGGGCAGTGGCAATGGTCAGCTAGGTAGCACTTCTGCTGGCTGGCCTTTCGATCAGCCAGGATTCGCAGCGCCTCCCCAGCTAGGTGGGGATTACCCTTATGGTGAGGATCAGCGTGGTGGTGGAGCCTTCCCTCCGGGTCAATTCGCCACTGGCCCTAACCCTGCCGGGCCTGGTGGCACTGGCTGGATGCAGAGTTTCCCAGGTTTCTGGAACCAGGGGGCACGCGGCAACCTGATGTCCAGGGGTGCTGGGTTTGGTCCCAGCAGTAGTGTCTCTCTGCCTTTGAACATGGCGATGTATGGCCAGGGCGGAGCGATGAACAGGTATGCCGATGCGGAAGGCTCGTTCAACAGGAACTTCGCGACGGACCTCGTCGACCCGAAAACCGGCCAAGTCATCGCGCCCAGTGTTCAAAGGTCGTCCGGTGAAAGATCCTTCCAGAATTATGGAGGTTTCGGTGCCGGAGGGAACCAGTGGGCTCCACATACCGGGAGTACCTATGACACTAACACAGCATTTCGTCAGCAGGCTGCTTACGGCGGGCGTTGGCTCGATTCCCAGCTTGCTGGTGCCCAGAACCCCGCCCTCGACGCAGACTGGCAAGCAGGGCGCGTAGCCAACGCTCAGGGCAGACCTGTCGGAGAAGCCATCGGCCAGGGGATGGTGAATGACATCTCTGGCTATGGTGCCATGGCCAGGGGGCTCAGACAGAACGATCCTTCGTTCGGCTCTGGCTGGCAAGCACAGCGCATCAGGGAAGCCCAGTCTGGTCCTGGCGGTGCGTCGATTGGCGCGGGCATGGTGGATCAGCTCAAGGGGTTGCGCAACGCCTTCACCAGCAATCTGAACGATGCAATTGACGAGGAGACGCAGGAGACGCTGAACTCTGCAGGACCGGAAGCTCTTGCTGCAGCCGCAGCCTCCGGTATGGGACGCTCGGGTCAGTCCCAGAGCGGTATGCACAAGAGCTTCCGCAACATCATGGACTCCTCCAATCGGATGAAGCAGGGCATCCTCTCGGAAGCCGACCAGGCTGCGATGGAGCGGGTAGCGTCAGGCATCATGGAGGGTGGGCGCTTCGGCTTTGAGGAGTCGGAGCAGAAGCGGAATCGCCTTGGCCAGGCGTACGCGCAGGGGGCCGACCGGGCATTTGGCAAGTACAGTGCGGACCTGGCTGCCGACCAGGCGATCTTTCAGGAACTCTCTGGTGCTCGGAGAGAAGGTGGCCGATTCGGGTTCGAGGAGGCCGAGCAGGGGCGAAACCGGCTAGCACAGGCGTATGGTCAGGGCGGCGACCGTGCGATGGGCAAGTACAACACCGACACCGGCAACTTCATGCAGCGGTACGGTATCGACCAAGACATGGGGCTTCGTAGTCTGCTCGGGGCAGACGAAGCTGCTTTGAACCGGCAGACGGCACAGAGCGCAGAGCAGTCTCGTGGCATGCGAGACTACATGGATCTCTACGGGTTTGGGCAGAATCAGCGTGCCCAGCGGTACGGCGAATTCATGGATCTGAATGACCGCTACCGTGCCGAGGAGAACGAGCGGTACAACCAGCAGATCCAGTTCGGCCAGATGCCGTACTCGATGCTGATGCAGCTTGCGACAGGTGTGACGCCGACCATGCCGACGGCAGGCCGGACGAATCCGTGGGAAGCGATGGCGGCTAACACGGTAGGAAACGCACTCGGTGGAGCGCCGGACTACTTCAACAGGCTTAACGTAGACGAGAACCCAGACTAATGTATGCGCTGATTATAGCGATGGCGGTAGCTGATGCCGTCAACGACATTACGTACGGTATTCGTGGACAGCATCCTTTCCAGACAGGAGAAAACTGGGGGCCGTACTTCAGGGACAAGACTATCGCTATGGGCAGTGCTGGAATTACGGCGGGAGCAGGGGCGGCAATTGGTGCGGCGGTTGGCCCGGCGATTGGGGCAGGTACGGGGGCTGCTGGTGGAGCGGCAGCAGGGGGAACAGCAGGCGGGACGACAGGAGCAGCGGCAGGAGCGACGACAGGAGCAGCGACGGGAACATTGGCGGCGACTACAGCTATCCCTGTGACTTCTGCTGCTGCGACTGGAGCGACGGTATCGGGTACGGCGATTCCCACGGTAGCTTCGATAGCTCCTTCGACAGCCGCTGGAACACTTTCTACTCCAGCTAGCGTTACAGCGACGCAGGCAGGTACGGCCGGGTTAACTGGCCTAGAGACAGCTTCTTCTTCTGCGACAGGTATTTCACCCTCGGTAACTAGTTCCACCCTTAACGAGGGTGCTATAACTAGTTTCACTGAGAGCATGAAGGAGATCGGCTCGGCTGGTGTCGAGAAGGCTATTGGTGGGGCAGGGCATAAGAGCCTTGAGCAGGGTATCAAGAGTCTAGGGACGCAGTCTCTCTTTGGTACAATTCAGGAAGGAATTCCTAGTCCTGGCTCTTTTCTTTCAAAAGCTACGACTGGAAACGCCTATGTCGATGCTTTCAAGAATATCGGCCGGGAGTCTTTCACTCAGAGCATCAAGGAGGCAGCTCCTAACCTGCTGAGCAGGACGGCGCAGAACGTTGCTGCAGGGGCTACACGGGGCGCGATCAGTGATAGGGATGACCCAGGTAGGGGTGCGCTCATGGGAGGCGCTGGTGCGCTTGCTGGCAACGTTGCTGGGGGCATCACGCGGCAGATCGGGGGTCCAGACCCTGGGAACTACCTCCTACCCGAGAAGACTGATTCCCTGATGGGCGAATTTGGGACACAGCCCGAGGGTCTGCACATCCCTTCCTACGGCGAGCGTATGGCTCCTTTGGCTTCTAAGGCTGCCAGCGGGTTCACGAGAAACGCCATCAAGACCTCCATGACTCCTGGCCTTCGTAGGCCAGATGTGTTCCCGTACACTCGGAACCCCTACTACAACAAGTACGCCTACGAATATGCGTGATTACAGCATTGGTGGGAATCTCTACGACGACTACTACAGCTCCCTGGGTGGTATCGAAGAGATCGACCCCTACGGCTACGAACAGCCTGAGCCAGAGCCAGATCCTGCGATGGATCTTTACGAGGGTACTGATCCGCTGGAGTCGCACGAGGGCATTGGCTTTGACGATCCAGGGATGGAGCAGGACTTTCAGAACTGGTACAGGAGCAAGGCCGAACCGTGGAAGCTGAATCCAGATCCCGACGCTCCAGATCAGCAATACGACTATCGGGCGGCTTACCTGGCAGGAGATGAGCCTGACGATACGGGCCACTGGCCGTCGAAGCACAAGTTTGCGGACCATCCGAACCGTTACGTCGATGGGCAGGACACGATCACTGGAGAGCTAGTCGGGGGTGATGAGCCTGACGCCCTCACTGGTAGCCTAACCGGGACGGAGCCTTCGACCAGATACCCTGTATCGTCGCAGCGGACAGCGCCCCCGGACTTCTCTGGTAAAGGAGTCTATAACCGGGCAGTGGCAGACGTAAACTCTGCCTACCCTGCATCCTACCTAGAGAAGGACGAGAATCCTCTCATCACGGCTATCGCTGCTATTCCTAGGCTCATTGGTTACATTCCAGAGGTAGGGAAGATCCTGAAGGGGGTACCTACCTACAACGAGATGGCTGACCTTAAGAGCGGTGTCAACACCTCGATGGGGATGGAGGGTGCTCCTCCAGACGATGGGCCTGGCCTAGCGCGGTGGCTCCTAGGGAAGACGCAGCGCCAGTATATGTACGAGTCTGCACGCACCAAGGCACTGAAGACGCGACTCGGTATCGAGGATCTCACCAGCAAGATCGGAGCTAGGGAAGGTAGCCTGTACTACAAGGGTACGGCAGACGCACGAGCAGCAGAAGAGCATCCCCTAAATATCGAGGCTCTTCAACAGGGTAACTATATCCGCATGCCCGAGTTCCACAGCCAGCAGCGTCTACGCGGCGCGCAGGCGAGAAGTGCCGACGCGAGCGCAGGGGCTAACATTGAGCTGAGGAACGTTAGGCAAACTGATCTAGGTACTCGTCCTGTTGTCCCAGGTTCACCCTACGCAGACAAGGTTATAGAGCGGCGTCTAGGTAACGAAGATACTGCTCTCGGCGTAGGAGAGAAAGCATACAGATCTGGGCTTACTGGCGAAGGCCCAGAGGATGTTGTTACTAGGTACGCGCCAAGGGAGACTTCGCCTCTAGGAAGAGAGATTGCAGCAGAGGTAGCGAAGAAGGAGGAAGAGGCCGTTAGGGCGCGTGAGCTAAACGTCCGTACCGACGACGAGTATCTGCGGGAAGACTACAGGAAGATTGCAGACTCCTACACGAAGGTCATGGAAACGCCGACGCTCACTTACGCATGGCTGGGCGGGAAGCAGATCGACCCGATTACCGACCAGCGTATGGCCCAGTCCGAGGACTTCTTGTGGTGGAAGACGAAGAGGGGTGAGCGGGTCAACGGACCCCCGGTCCAGATTGACCAACCAGATGAAAATCTGTTCCGACAGGAGGTAGATCTTTACCTCGACAAGAAGCTGGAAGAGATCAACGAAAAGAACCCCTCAGAGGCAGACGCTATCTATAACTCTCATGTGAGACGGATTATGTCCCTGTGGAGAGGGTATCAGCTTACTAAACAGAACCTTCGATGAGCACCCCTTCTGAGCGATACAGGGCTGCCCAGGGGCAGCAGGTAGTAGAGACAGCCCCAGCAGAAGGGGCTGTCGACACATCGGCCATGACCCCGAGCCAGCGGGCTCGACTGAGAGAGGGCGGGGCAAGTTTGCCCACGCGCGATCCGATCTATCAGAAGACCTACGACAGGTTGGATAACCCACAAGGTAGCGAGTATGAGCACGAAGGGCCTGCCGCTGGTTACTACGATTTCGGAGAAGGCGAAGCGTTTGGAAAAGCTGCAGCTATGGCGGGGCCAGCAGCTCTTAATTTTGTCCTCCCAGGATCAGGCATTATTGGTGGAACTATTGCTGGAGCGGTTTCTGGACTCACGGCCGATTGGGCACAGCGTAATGCTGGATTCGATGCTCCAGAAACGGACCTCAGCCACGGAACCGAGTACGCAGCCTACGGCTCCCTCCCGGCCATCCTCCAGAGCGCACTCACAAGGCGTCCGGTTGTAGGGCTAGCCAAGAACATCCTCCGTCACTCTGGGGCAGGAGCTGCTGCTACAGCCGGTATCAAGACTGTTGCCGACTGGCTCCGAGGGAACGAATTCGATCCGTACGGAACGGCCGTAACTGGTGCGCTTGGTGGAGTCTTCTCTGCCCCTGGCGGGGTAGCGTCGAACGTCATCAACACGAAGGCAGCCCAGTTCAAGGCGCAGAAGGAAGCAGACGCCGTAGCCCTAGCCCAGGACATCCTAGGGCAGAAGGCTGCCCGTGACGCAGCGGCTGCAGCCCCTCCGCCCCCTGCTGCCCCTGAGCCTCCTCCTCCCCCTCCTGTGGTAAACCTGGCCGAGGATGTCCTGATGGACTATCCGAAGCCAGAGCGCCAGAACCAGCTCAGGATCGAGTACAAGCCTACGGTCACGACAGAGTTCCGCCCCCCGGATGAGCTACGTGGGCGGCCCTCTGCGATCGAGCGATTCGAGGGTGATCCGAACGCACCGTACTCAACCATCGACCCGGACAACCCCTACCGGTACCAGGGAGATCCAGACGCTCCGGTCAGCAACATCCAAGAGACGTGGGCACCAGACGAGTCGAAGGGGAGGCGTCTCCATGGGGACTTCTCCATGGACGACTACAATATTACCAAAGGATCGGATGGGTACTACGTTACTCGACCCGGTGGTGAGCCTGGGCAGTATTCTGACAGCGAACTGAATCTCGGTACCTTCAAGCGGTTCGGTGAGGCAGAAGCGTTCGTACGGAACCGACGCGGCAGGCCCCTCTATTCTGTCAGCCAAGGTAGGGCAGGAGACGTACCGTCTAGGAACTTGCCGGTCATCCCACCGGAGAGGGTCAATACCCCTCCTGGGATCAGGCGGACAGATACACAGACCGCGAACCCGTGGGTACCGAAGGACCGGGACGAGCTGCAGTCCTTTGCTGAAAATGTACGTCAGCCGCCGAAGACAGACTCTGAGCCACCGCGCCAGCCACCGAAGACAGGGCTAGCAGGCCCTGGTGGGCAGCAGGGTTTCTCTGACATCCTTGATCCTTTCAGATACGACAGAGGAAACGCGGGAGGGGGTACGCTTGGCGCTACTAGCGGAGGCACTTCTTCCCCTCCGCCTGCCGAGGTAACTCCTCCCGCCGCCTCCACTGAAGTTCCGCCATCCGAGAAGCAGTGGTTCCGATTCGATCGGAAGCCGAATCCCTATGACGAGCCGGTAGATACGCCCGAGGCTACAGAGAGAGCGGGAAAGCTTCTCTTTCCCTGGGCACAGAAGAACGAAGCACCAGTGGCAGAGGCACCGGCTAGCGTAACAGCGCCAGGCCCTGGGTCAGGGGCTATCCCCCTGGTTGCCCAGGGTAAGCTGACGAATCCAGATGGCTCTCCTGTCTATACAGTCACTAGCTCTGGATCGTACCCACTGCGTACCCGCCCTGGCTTGTTCGAGACGATAGACAGCAAGTTTGGTTATCCGGCTACTCGTATCTTCGGTGGGCTGGTGCGTAATCCGCAGGCTATGGCCAGGTTCGGAGAGGAGGGCCTGGTCACCAAGCTGATGGACAACAGCGGGGATGTCTTCCAGAACGAGGCACGGTTCTCTACGCGGGTGAAGGCTCTGATGCAGAGACTGCATCCGCAAGATCGCCCCCTGATTGCCGAGGCGATCTACGATAGCCCCGAGGGCAAACTTGCCCGCGACAAGATACGTGAAGGAGACGTAGATCAGGATACGAAGACGATTTTCGAGGCGATTCAGGATGAGATCGAGGATCTGCAGTCTCTGGATGGTAGGGTCCAGCGTTCGGTCGGCGATCCGCTGGACAGCCCGAACCGGCTAGTCCAACTGAAGACGGATGCAGTCACGGGGAAGCTGCGTAAGCTGAACGAGCTAGAGGTCGGACTCCCCGAGGCCGGGTACAAGAAGTACCTCCCCAGGGTTGGTCCGGCTCCGTACGACGGCGGTCCACGGAAGGGGATGCTGGACTTCCTTCCCGACTTCCCACGTTCCAGGCAGGTAGGGCAGATTCTCGGTAGCTCTCCTGCCAGCGTAGACCCAGAAGGAATCCTGGCTATCCACGGGCGTCGCCTCGCAGAGGAGACTTCCCTAGGTCATCACTTCGGGTGGGATAGTCGCCGGGTGACACAGCTCAAATCCGATACGCCGTTGTTCAAGGCGCACCCAGATTTGCCCGAGGGGCTAGCTGATGACGCAGAGCGCATGCTTGAGCGTCGGAAGGAAGAGGGAGCCAAGGGGAAGGCTGTCTACTCCATGTTTGAGGGGACGACCAAGCATCTTCTTGACCGAAATGATCCTGAGACTCTGATGCAGCTAGCGAGAGTGGTGCAGGGGCTAACTTCCGATGTAGCCCTTGGCCTCTCTGCTTTCTCTAACTTCGGTCAGAGGAAGATGATCCACATTTTCCTTGGAGACGATTGGGCCAAGCTCGGTCAGCTAGAGTACGATCGGAACGAAGTCATCCCCCACATAGGAAAGACCCCCCGAGAGGTCATCGAGGGGTCTGGGGCCTTGACTACAGGCATGACGCGAGAGTTCCTGGCCTCTGGCGCAGGCCGGGAGACGTGGGGATTCAGGGCGCTCGAATGGGTGGAGAATTCACGGCTCCGCTCCAGGGATTCCTGGGGGTCCGTGGCGGCTGCGATTTCCTTGTCGAAGGAGATGGCGAACAACGTCGATCTCCTTAACAGCTCGGCAGCAGCTTGGCAGGCTAAGCTACTCGGATGGGACCCGAGCGACCTAGCGTCTAGGCGGGGTGTGTTTAGCGAGAATGACATGACGAAGACACACAAGTCCTTCGTCAGGAATACGCAGTATTTCAACGCACCGGGCGAGGTATCGCCTGGTACGCAGATGACTATTCCGAGGATGCTCGGCCTCCAGTGGCAGACGTATGCTCTACGCCAGCCCTCTACCTGGGACGCGAACATCAAGAACCTCCTGACCAGTGGAGACAAGGAACTCCAGAAGCTTGGAGCTACCTTCCTGGCCAGGGCTACGGTCTACCAGACCACTGCCTCGTACGAGGCAGCGATTCTCCGCTCGATCGTGTCGGGCAAGATTCTCCGCAACACGAACATCTTTGGGCCGGAGTCGGATCAGAAGACGGTAGGCCCGGTAGAGATGGGGATGAATCTGAGCAAGCAGGCGTTTGAGGGAACGTTCGGAGCAGCGGCTGCTCCTATGTCGGCAGGGGTTGAAGCGATGCGTGGATTCAAGAATGCACCTGATGAATCCACGTTCCCAGGACGGGCATGGGAGGGAGCGAAGGCGGGGGTGAGCGAGTTCGCTAATAGCTTTACTTCTAGTCCGTTCTCGCCGCTGATGGCAACAGCGAAGGAGGCGTCTTTCAATCATCCAGAGGAGGCGCTCCTACGCGGGTCGGCTCTGGCCTTTCCAACGTCGAGCGCAGTGACGCCTATGCTTACCGAGTGGGCGCGTAAACGTCGGCTAGCGACATCAGAGGCGCCCTAAGACCGCAGGCTTCAAAGACGAGCTGTAAGCAGTTCTGGCGGGTTAAGACCAGCACAGGGGAGCCACCCCAAGTCTGAATGAACTCCTCCTGCACTGGTCTTAGCTTACCAACACGACCCTTCTCACCGAGGGACTTGACCTCAGCGAGAAGGGTCGTTCCGTTTAGACCGATCAACAGGTCCAGGGGTTGGCCAATCACTACGACACTGACGCCGCAGTTGCGCAGGAGGTCGATGACTGCCTTCTGGTCCTTGTCTACGCGGTCCCTCCTAAAGGAGTGCATGGCTTACCATGCCTATTCAGAGCTTGGAAGTCTAGTCCCCTTTCTGCTCGAAAGCAGGAGCTAGTGCCTGGGCTACCTCCCGTCTGATTCTCTCCTTTCTACGCCTACGCCTCTCTTCCTCCGCCCGGTTCCTCATGACGATGAGGGCACGAGCAGCGTTGTGGAACTCCGCCAGGCCAGCGAACTGCTGGCCCTTGGAGAAGAGGTCGGCAGCCCGGTGGGATATCGACCTCTTGCCGAGTAGGTGACGGGTGCGGATCAGCTCGCGCAGCAGGTTAGCTAGACGATAGTCCCCCTCCAGGGCGTAACGCTGCGCATCTTTGAGAAGATCCTCAGAGGAGGTCCGGCTCGTGTACAAGCCCTGCTCCTTCATGGTCTTCAGGTTGTTCAGCCATAACGCCCTGGTTGCCCGGTTTGCTGCACGCTTCTTTCTTCGCTCCAGCCGCCTTTGCTCAGCCTCAGATTCGTCCATCCGCATACCCCTTGATGTCTGATGGTGTTAATGCTCCTACCTCTGGGGCAGGAGGACAGTAGACTGCATACACTTTTTCATGAGCAAGGGCGCTTACTACTACGCCTATGCATACTCCGATTAGTAGGATGATGATTGGACCTACCGCGTCTATGATCTTATCCCGCGATAGCATCGACGATGTTGTCCACTGCCTGGTCTGTCAGCTCGTACTCTTGCAGGCCGATCCCATCCGTTACTAAGAGGCACCGCTTCTTCCCCGGCAGCTCTATAGCAACGAAACACCGCAGTCCCCTGGCCACCGGGTCTACCTTCTTCCCTTTCAGCATCCCGACGACAGGGTGTGGCTTCTCTTCCAGGGAACCTTCGGTTCCCAGCTGGGAGCCTCTGGCTCTCTGCTCTGGTGGACCGATCACCACCGAGGGCTGATCTCCGTTCAGTAGCTTCTGGATCGTGCCCTTGCAGGTCTTGCACCATCGTGCGTAGGCATGCGCGGAGATGCCTGCCTGGGTCAGGGCTTCCTGGCGGGCCACTCCATCCTGTATGTATCGCATTACCTCGACGACCTTCTTCGCCTTCTCCCCCCTTGTGAGCCTACGGTTAGGCCAGCCCTGAGCGACAGCCTTGCTAGGTATCGTGCTCCCTACCATGTAGGGACCACGATACTGTCCTGAAGCTTGTAGCTTATCCTTGTATCTCCTGTAGTTCCATTCGGTGACACCCACTAGGGCTCCTGCCGCTCTGCACGTCTGCCCTCGCTGTCGCCAAGCATCCACACGCTTGACGATGCTTAACATGTCCTTTGTGTTCACTCCTTTTCTCCTAGGTTGGACGGTGCCGCCGGGTCCACGGACCATCCGTGGGCAAGTTTGCCCGGCGCACTGGGCGGCGGCCGAGTTAACTGCGCTGCGCCCGGCGGCACCGTGGGTTACATTCCGATATCTACACGGGAGTTGTGCATGGTAAGCAGACCATCAAGCTCACCCATGATCCGCTCCAACTCCTCAATCTCTGCTGTGAGTAATGTCTCGTCCATGTTGACGGTGGCATCCATGTTACGCCGTGCCCCCTCGATGTGTAAAGACATGGAGTGTAACCGCTGACGCATCGACTCCGACACGTCCTTCTTCCAGGCTAGCCAGCCTGCCACTGACAGCTCACGCCTCCCTACCTTGATAACGCTAGTGAGATTGGATTTCTGAACGGCCAATCGTAGGTCGATTAGCCTCAATTCCAGATCACGAATCGACTGAAGCTCTCGCTGAACGTACAGCCCAGATCCACCCGCCTGGGATATCGGGTCTTTCAGGCGTGCGTCGTACGCCAGGTGGCGTAGAATAGCGGTGTGCTTTTTGTCGATCCGCTTAGGAATCGTCTTGATCTCCGCTAGAGCCTGAGTGACTGTCACGCTTCTTCCCTCTTCGCCTCCTCTAGAACCCTGTCACGGTCATCGCACCGTGCCACCGCAACGGACATCTGCGTAGCCAGCATCAGCATGGGTACGGAGTCTGGCCACTGATCGAATGCCTGCTCGAAGAACTTGTTGAACTTAGCCACCAGCCCCTCTGTTGTTCTCTCCTCCTTGGAGATACGTATGCCATTGGTTAGATCGCTTCTTTCCTTGGTCTTCTCAAGTGCTGCGTTGACAGAGAGATTCCCTGCCTTCACCTCCTCGTGTAGGTCGGGTGCTTTGAGCATCACCTCTTCGGCTACACCGACGGTACGTCCACCAACTCCCATGATGTCCGCTGCAATGTCTCGTGCGCGAACGTGGGAGTCGACCTCTCCAGCTATCTTCTTCGCCTCCAGATCGGCCCGGATCATCGGCAGCATCTCGGCGGCGATGGCAGCCTTCACGTTCGTCTTCAGGTGGCGGCGCAGAATGTTCTTGTCGTAGACGTACTGGTACGGATCGTCCCCGGTGAACTCCTCGTAGGTAAGCTCGCTCTCACAGCCCAGGATGTAGTGGGCAAGGATGCGATTCCTCCCATCGAGGATCTCGCCAGTAGGCATGATGACTACCTTGTCTCGTAGTCCATGCTCCGAGATGGACACAGCTAGCTCGGCGATCTCCTTCTCGTTCAGCACCGGGAACAGCTCTGCTGCCGGGTGGATGTTGAATGTCTTTAGTCCCTCGATAGCCTCGGCGTATGTACGTCCCATCTAATATCCTTCTCTCTGCTTGTAAAGTTGTCGTGCCGCCAGGAAGGTGGTGTAGTAGCCTTGCATCTCCTGCGGACGCAAGATCTCCACGTCCAGCTTCTGGCTACGGTGCTCTGGCTTTGGCATCCTAACAATGACGCCGTGAGGCCAGCCTGTGGTTACGCCCATGTGCTTAAGCGCAGCACCGTATGCAGCGATCTGTAACCTATACTCTAAGTAGATCCCTGCTCCTGTCTTCCAGTCTACCACGGCGTTAACCATACCTAGCCCTGGTAGCTCTAGCTGGCAGAGGAGATCTAGGGTGCCAGCCCACCAGTCAAAGATACTCCAGACCCTCTTCTCCACTCCATCTGGGGCAGGAAGAAGGTTCGTATCCTTGCACCACGTAGTAGCCTGGTCGACCATGACCGAGACTGTGGCGGATGGGACAGGCAGGGACTCTCCCATGTGGTAGGCACGCAGGTACTCGTGAGCTTCAACGCCAATGTCCCGTGCCCGGTTCATCTTGGAGTCTTTGGCAAAGATGTTAACTTCGTCTGCCAACCTAGACTCGAACTCCCCTGGTGTGAGCGTCCTGTCTTGCCTGTAGGCCCGCTCGTAGACCTTCAGGGCAGCAGCGGTAACTGTGTCCCTTTCGTTCTTTCCGATCCACCTGATGAGATCAGGCTTGGCTATCACGCCCGTAATGACCGTAGCTCTGGGCATCCTACGGTCGCTATCGGGCATGGTGTAGTAGTCAGCGTTAGGCTCGTGAAGGTACGGTTCGTTCGTTTTAGATTCCATCTATTTCTTCGCCGCCTTTGCTCTCGCTACCTCTTCATCAGAGTGGCAGATGACCAGTCCGTTCTCGTCGGGCTCGTAGTTCTCTGGGGTGAGGGGCGTCAGCTCCATGCACTTGTCGTAGCCGGTGATCTTGATCCAGCGATAGCCCTTCGCTGACGTGCGCTGCATGGTGTAGATCGAGCATGGCACCCCGATGAAGGTGGACCTGACCTTGGCCACGAGGGAATCGTAGAGCCCTTCTGGCAGGGTCATGCCCTTCTTCTGCCAGTTGCCACCGAGGAAGATGTCACAGGCCAACTTGTAGAGGTTGGACTTGTGCAGGGTCTTCGGGCTGTTCTTCGGCAGGGTCATGTTCTGCTTGAGCAGGAACCGCTCTCCCGTCTCTGGATCGGGCAGCCCAAGCTGGAAGATGATGTCCACCGTGTCGGTGTACCGAGAGTCCCCCTCGAACTCTACGAGGTCGTTCTTCTTGATGATGACATCTACGATGACAGCCATGTGCTGCCCATCAGGGACATCACCATTGTACTTGGTCATGTCCTCGAACTGAGCAGCCTCCTTGAGCCCGTAGTCCTTCATCGCTTCTCCTTCTCCTCGTCGCGGGCAAATTCGCCCGGCTCTGGGTCAGCATCCAGATTCCTGTAGCCTTCGTTGCCTAACCTTTCCTCTATCATCTCATTGACCACACGGGCTACACTCATGTGACCATCTCGGAAGGCAATCACCTTCAGCCTCTGGTACGTTTCCTCTTGGATTCTTACTTGCAGTGCGTGCTTCATCTTTCAGTTGAACCCCTAGCGTGCTTCATCTCCCAGGTTGCTATTCCCTTTCCATCGCGGTAGTCAAGACCTATGGAAGACAAGATCGTCACGAAGAACGGACGACCCGCTGCCATCATCACCGACCGGCCTGGGGCACGATGGTCCCCCGAGGCGAGAGAGGCTGCTCTCGCTGCATATGCTGCCTGTGGCGATGTCAGGGAAGCAGCAATGCTAACGAGGATTCCAGAGGATACCATCCGTACATGGCTCGGTAGACCCGAGGCATCGGATGTAGTCTCGCGTGTGAAGCGCGACCTATCCAGAGGACGAAGCCTCCGCGCTGGTCGGATCTTCGATATAGCTGTTAAGGAACTAAAGAGTAGGATTGAAACAGGCGAGCAGCGGATTAGCAGAGATGGGGAAGTGATACGTGTGGAGGTTGGAGCGCGTGATCTGTCGGTGATTGCCGGGGTCATGGCAGAGAAGGCCAAACTGTGGGCAGAAGCCTCCAATGACTACCATGATCCCGGCACCTTCTCACCGACCGACGAAGTAGAAGAGCTTCGTCAGTTAGAGTTCGCCATCAAGGTAAAGCGTGAGCGACTACAGAACGCCTTGAAGGCTAAGAGGGACGCTCTAGAACAGCCCGTTGAAGGCACCGATCCAGAGCCTGAATGATTGCCTCGCCGAGCTTCTGGGTATCGGCAAGCTCGTGCATACTGAAGTTGTGCCAGGGGAAGCTTCGAGCCACGTCCTCGAAGTAGAGCTTGCCCAGCCTCTCGACGCTCTCTTTGGATGGTACGCAGCCATCGGTAGCGTTGACCCAGATAACCTGCTTCGGACTGTGACTCCCACAGTTGATGATCCCTTCATGGCCGTGGTCATCGCCCATGAAGAGGATGTACTTGGCATCGAGTAGCTCTATCAATCTCCCCCACGGCAGGTTTGGAGTAGCGGTGTTATCTAGAATCTGCGCTGCCTTGATGGCTAGCTTGCCGATCAGGACATGGGGGTAACCCTCTGAGTTCCCGCCCCCATGCTGGATGGTCAGGATGCGAGGGTCCATAGCCGAGAGTGCCTCGCATGCCTCGGTCAGGAACCCGTTGATGTGGGCGCATGAGCCCGACATGTCAGGTGCGAGGATGATGGTCGGATGATCCAGCTCCTCCCTCCTGCACTGCTGAATTCTCATGCGCTTAGTGACTAGCTCTTTGACTATCGCCTCTCCGTCCCACCTGGCAGACTGCCTACCCAGCCCGAAGTCGAACAGCCTACGCAGGAGATGCATCATCTTGCGGTGAGAGTTGGTCAGCCCTACCACTCTGGGCTGCATGATGTGGTAGTCACCAACTCTGCCGTAGTTCCCAGCCTTGGGAATGTACGGTGACTTGAGTGGCCCCCAGCCAGGGTCTTTCTGTTCCTCTTGCTTGCCTTCTTTCCCCTTCTTCCTGGGTATCGGAGCATGTATCTTCTGACTCCGGTGCTCTAGCTCGCGGAACATCTCAGGTTGTGGCGGCAGCGGTGCGTGACAGTCACAGTGAGTGTGGGCGCACGGTTTGTCCGATTCACCCGAGGGCACACGGGCCGTGGACCCACCCCCTTCTGTGCTGCCAGACACCGCCCCCGTCTTGGCGCCAATCCCCAGTGACTTCCCATCTGGGAGCGTTGCTTCCCCCAGTGCAGGGTTGCGACTAGGCTTTGCCGTCCCATATGCCCTGTTTCCAGAGCGCGGGGTCGTGCGATAGAAAGTCTCGCCGGTACTGCTGGTAGACCCCTGATCGCACTTCCTATGCTGGGCCGACCCTTGGGTCCGCTGTGATCCCCTCCCCTTCTGGCCAGAAGAGAGGGGCCAGTTCGGCCCAAGCTTGTTAACAAGCTGATCCACGAGAGGGATGGCATCGGGCCATGTAGTTCCCTGTGATTTGACCAGCTTGTTGTATTGATCCTTAGCTGCCCAATAGTTGTTGCATCCCTTTGACTCGCCGTAGGCTACGGTGAGGAGATGGCTGCCGTCGATGATCCTTTTGCTTCTTCCTTTCGCTATGTCGTTGATCGCTCGACGGATCGCTCTGAGCGTCATGTTCTCGGGTAATGGTTTCGGTAGGTTGTCCATCTCCTCACCTCCTTCCTAGGCTACTTCGGAAGCGGGCAAACTTGCCCGTGCTTCCTGCTGCCTGTGCCTACAGACTTCGGTCCAGACGTTCTTGTCTGAACTTTCTGGCTTGTTCTTGCTGTACCCCTGAGAGATCTCCTTCGCTCTCAGTGCCCATCGTGCGATCATGGTACGCACGTCTTCGATTGACTCTGCGTTGTGGTAGATCTCGGCTGCTGCCCTCGCCATCTCCTGTGGAGAGAGAGCCTGGTTGCCCTCGAAAGCTTTGGCTGCTGCCGTGCAGACACTGACTACCTGCCTGCACACACCGAGAGGTACGTCGGTGGCTGCACGTACCAGATTGGCAACCGTCTCTACGTCATGCGGCTCCATCACCACACGGCGGAGCCTACGTAGGAGAGGCTCGCCTAGCGGACGTACGCCGTTCGACGTGACGAAGACGATGATCCGTTCGAGGCGGGTCGTGATGTGGACTCCGGGTGCAATTGGAACCCGACCCGTCTGGAGCCAGTCGAGTAGAAGGTTCTCTGCCCTCTCTGCAGTCTTGTCGATCTCATCCAGGCATACGATCGCCTGGCCATCTTGTGCCGCCATCGCGGCAAGATGCAGAAGCCCCGGCTGTCGTACTGCACTTGCGTCTCCAGCCACCGCTGACGCAACGTCAATTCCTTGGAATAGATCGTCCTCCCCGGACCACGCATGGAGTAGTCCATAGATGTACGTAGCTCCTGTTGCCTTAGCCCAGCACTCAGCGAGGTAGGTCTTACCGCATCCCGGCGGTCCCTCGATGAGCATGGCTCTCGCGCCTGTGTTCTTAGGCGCAGCCAGCACCCCCGAGATAGCTAGCGTCTCCTCTCGGCGGGGGAAGTACCCTGCTGATTGCAGAGCATGATGTACTGCTGCTGCCTTCATCTGCTCCCTCTAGGTGCGTCGACCCATAGGCCACCGTCACCCCTTACTTGTGAGGAGGCGTACCTCCTACCTGTGGATGTCTTACGATTCTTAACGCCAGGACCAGCAGGTTTACCAATTCTCATCCTGTAAAGTTCGTACTTCTTACGGCTCTTACCCTTCGGCATCATCCACCACCTTCATCAGATCATGTGCAGTCTCTTGCAGGTAAGGAGGCAACCCCTCCAGTGCCTTGGTGATTCCAGCACAAACCTCATGTAGCCCTTCGTGTCCCTCGACGAAGGAGTATTCACCCGCCTCCTTTATGAAGCGACTGATGTGATCGGTCGCGATAGCGATGCCGATGGTGTGGCAGTACAGACCGTGGTCCTCGACAGGAGAAGACATCACCTTCTCCTTCGTCCACTGGAAGATCTGCAGCACTGCATCAGATCCACCTTCTAGCCAGCAGTCCAGTAGCCGTGCGTAACTCTCTGCCATCCGCAGCTGTAGTCGATCGTGTTGTCCTTGCACCATTCCCCTTCCTCCTATGCGTTCATTCGCCTCCTTAGTCTAAGGTGGTAGCCGGGCAAACTTGCCCGGCTACCCTGGTTGTCACTTCTTCTTGGTGGACTTCTTGGTCTTGGGTTTGTCCGTCTCGTCCAGAACCTGAAGCACACCCCTGTCCAGGGTCTGCCCATCAGCTCCGCAGTAGACGCACTCCATGTTGATGAGGCGGAAGAAGATGAAGCCTGCTACTGCCTTCTCTCCGTACCTCGTCTTCGCGCATACCTTGCACACACCCACCCAAGGTTCCGGTAGGATCTCTGCCGCCGACATTGTTCCTCCCCTAGTTCACAGCCCGAAGAACGCTGAACATCCTGCGCGTCTGGATCTTGCTCCTGTTGTTCCACTGCTCCCACCGCTTGAGCTGGTCGGAGTAGTAGGACAGTACGTCTCTCGCCTCCTTTCCCTGGTGGTCCTCCATCCACTTCTCTCCGTGCCTCTGCCCACCACAGGGACAGCGACACAGGATCTCCCGCCTCGGGTCGCTGCGCTGACACATGGGGTGGCAGGGCAGCTCACTCACATACTTCTTCTCTTTCGCTCTCATCCTTCTCTCCTAATCTCTAAAAAGAACTAAGGCCCGTGGTGCTACCAGATGCAAGGGGCGCTCACGATCCAGTAGACCACGAGCCTTAGTCTGCCCGTGATACCCTATGTATCACGGGTCAGTTCATGTCTTCGGTGTTCCTCTTGCGGGGCACGGGCATGACGAACACGCCATCTCCGATGTGGGTGCTCTCTGAGAGCAGCATCTTGAGCAGCTTCACAGCCGGGTCCGTGTCGTCATCCAGATCGAGGACTCTCGTCTCGATCTCGACATCCTCGCTCGGCTGGCCCGTGAACAGGTTGGCATTGTCGCAGGCCCTCATCCTCTCCCGATTCACCCTGTCGGGGTCGGGCTTGGCCTCGACATATTTTTGCCACTCTCGCTCCATCTCCGAGGGCTTGGCGTTGTGGACCTCCAGGCCGTCGATGATGGTTCCCTTGCTGATCTCCAGCATCACGATCACAGCACCGTGACTCTCTGGCGTGTGTTTCGGATTCTTGCACTTGCTGATCGTCTCGATGCTCCAGGCCACACACTTCTGGTACATGGCCTCTGCTTCTTCCTTTGTCTCCTTCCAGCTAGCCATCCCGCTGGAAGTAATCACCATGTACATCGTACCTCCTGGGCAAACTTGCCCGCTCATCCATGTTGAAGTGTGGTCGGCGTACCCACCTTCTCCGACCATGCCGAACTACTCCCGCGCTGGATACGAGTAGCTCCCGGTGGGATGAGTCACCGAGAGCTACAAGTAAACGTCGCACTGCAGCGAGCGACCGCTGCCTGTTCGGCCCCCTAGAGTTTGCCTAGCGTCCCCTCCCTACAGGAGTAGGAGGCCGTGGCCTGCCTCTCCCCATTGGAGGCGGCATCCCAGGGTCACCCGGACGCCGGACCTTCTTGATCCCACCACCACCAGCGCCTCGGACAGGCGCACTCTTGATGATGTACCCCCCACCTCCTGCCTTTGGTGCCCGTGGCATCTAATACTTCCTCTTGGCGAGCTTGGTCCTGCTGGGCTTAGAGAACCCTTCCTTCATTCCACTCGCAGCCTTCTTTGCTGCAGCCTGGAAGACATTGGGCTTGAGCCCTTCTTTGATCCCGCTCGATACCCGCTTCGCTGCCTTGCTGAATGGATTGCCCTTTGGCATCTAACGCCCCCTGCCAGCAAAGGGTGGCTTCGGTCGCATCGGCTTGCCACCTGTCACCTTAGGAGCAGGGCGCTTTGCCCCTGTCTTCGGTCGAGTACCGACAGCAGTCGGCGGTGGCCCAGGGTACTGTCGGCCTGGGTAGTTGCTACCCGGAGTTGTGGGAATCCTCGGCATCTCTCTCTCCTTTCCACGTCAGAAGTTTAGTTCCAAATAGCCCACCCCCTATACACCCCCCGATGGCTAGCTCCAAGGCAAGAGCGTCTAGTGCTAGCGCCATCTCGGGGGTGAAGTCATCTCTAATTGCTGAGAGAGGAACGAACAGTAGGTTATGGACTACTGCCGATGCGGACATTGGCCAGTGGCCCCCCTACCATCTGCAGCAGCCAGAGAACGATCACTACCAGCACGACTGCGATCATCACATTGCGGATAACAGGCTCCATCGGCACGAATGTGGTGATGATCCACAGCAGGAGGCCAATCAGCATCAAGTAGATGATGATGGTGATTAGCGACATCTATTCCTCACCTCCTTTCAGCCTAGTTCTCTCTCTCTTCGATGCTATCCGCCATCGTACGTAGCACACGGACAGCTTCTCTGGGCGAGGCGTCGGGGACGAAGACTAGCGATCCACCGTCGGTGCTTCTCAGGGCAAGCATGATGAAGTAGTTGCCCGGCTCGCAATCCTCACCAAGCAGACGCGCAAGCTCACGTACCTTCGGGTCGGTGTTCTCGAAAGAGGGCATCACCAGTCCTCTTCCTTCTCTCTTTTGAGCCGGTCGAACGTAATGTCGAGATCCCTCATATACTGCTTCAGCTTGCGATCAAACTCCATGAACTCTTCTTCGAGTTCGGCCAGGCGATCGAGGATCTTTTCCAGCTCGGGCACCTTGTTAATGAAGTCGGTGACTCTCTCTCTCGGCTCTCTCTCCTTCGGGGCCACTCTCTCTCCTCTCAGTCTGAAGTAAAGCGCGGTTCTCTTGTGCCTCGTCATGTGGGGCGGAAACACGCGCGGTGCTGACAAAGGTCAGCAGGTATACGCCCAGTAGCATCACCATCCCTATTGCACTGAGCGCAAGAAAGAGGAGGATGCCGAATCCGACATCCCCCAGGTAGGACAGCAGCCTGTCCATGCTCATCCTCCGAATGGTTAGGGGGCGCGGGCTAACTTGCCCGCGCCCCTTGTTGCTAGATGCTCCGTGCCTCCTTCAGTGCCTTCCGCGCTACCGTTGTGGGGTTGGCGTGCTTGCACCAGAAGTTGTAGTAGGGCAAGTCACCGATCAGTTCGTCAATGCTCGTGACCATGCCGCTCGTCAGCTCGCCCAGTGCGCGGTTGACCTGGCCTAGCCACTCTTCGAAGGATAGCTGTCTCATCCTCAGCAGTCCTTTGGGGTGCGGTGGATTCCTAGTGCCGTCTCCAGCTCTCTCACGATCTCTACGACGTGACTTTCCGCCTTGTCCACCGCGAGCAGGCACTTACTCAGTGAGCCCTCAGTCTCGAGCAGCACCTTTGCGCGCCTTGCTCGGTTCAGACACCGGACCAAGAGCTTCTCATCTATCACTAGACCACTGGCCATCAGTCTAAATCCTCTGGGGTGTACCTGAAGTTGTTTCTCTTCAGGAGTCCCTCTTTGTACCCGGTCACACCTTGCTCGGCGAGTAGCTCCTTCAGGAGCCCTCTATTCCGAGCAAGGTGGAACACGGGTAGCAGGTTGAGCATGAAGGAATAGGCTTCCAACCTAGATCATCTCCATCTCTTCGTCGCCGAAGGGGTTGTCCTGACCAAGGTGGTTATGAACGACCCAGCTCGCATCTCTCCCCTCCAGATAGGAGTAGAGCTTGCGGCAGAAGCCCTCCAGCTCGTTGATGCGCTCCAGCAGGAGCACTCTCTCATCCTCTAGTTCGCCCACTCTCTCATGGAGCGGGCCGCCCCTGTCCATCTCTCTCCTCCTTCCACGGGCAAGTTTGCCCGCGAGGTCGCGCGCTCGAAATAGAACGCACCGAAGGCCCGGAGTCTCCTCCAGGCCTTCGGGGTTGTCTACTCGTCGCGGAAGCGCACGTCCTGCAGGGAGTAGCGCAAGGGCCGCACTAGGTGCCAAGGGCCGACTAGTCGAATCGCCGTGTAGAACCGGCGTCCGATCCTGACGTGGCATGATCCAAACCATGGTGCAGGAGTCGCCTTCGGGTGGAATTTACAAACCCGCATTTCTCATCCTCCGGTTAGGGACGGGCAATGTTGCCCGTCGGGGTTAGCAGGGAGTCAAGCTTGATAGTGGTTAGCCGTGTCGTGGCCGGGTCTAGATCGCTTTATGCTGCCTTCGCCTTCCGAGACTTCGCAGGCGCTGCTGCTGCCTTCGCGGCCGCTTCAACCGCTGCCTTCGCCTTCGCGGCATCCGCGTCCAGCTTTGTCGCCTTCGCAGTCGCGTCCAGAAGATCCGCGTTCCGAATCGCGTCCTGAATCGCGAATTTCGCGATCAAGGTCAGGAATCCTTTGCGCTTGTCAGGCTCCACGCCTTCGAGCGCCTTCCGCATTGCCTGACTGATCTTTTGCATCCGGTCCGCTGCGACTTCCGGCGTCATGCCCGGAATGTCGGCGTACGGGTTCGCCTTCGCACCGTCGACTGTCGTCTCGGTGTTCGACTGGACACGCCTAGCGGGCTGGTGAACCTTGCCCGTCTTCAGCGAATCCGCCCGGATCTTCAGAGCATTCGGAGCAACCTCCGAGTGAAGCACCGCGTACCGGAGGTCGTCGACCTCCTTCGCCAACGCCGGATCTTTCGGCCGGTTGACCTCCTGATATCGCAGGAGCTGCAGGCCTTTCTTCGCTGACTCCACCGATCGCTCCTTCACAGAGCAGAGGTTCGCGATCTTCTCGCGGAGCCTTCCGCCTTCCGGCGCATCGCCCGGAATTTCGCACGGAATCTCGCCTACCAGCATCCGTGCCGCGACCAGTGCTCGCGCGTCCGGATCAAGGTTCCTGCGAGCGAAGTTCTTTCGCAGGACCACCGTCAGGACATCCGCCCGCTCTTCGCGGGTAGCCTGACGGTGCGGAATCAACGTCCACCACTTGTCTCCGTGGATGAGGTACATCGCCACGGAGCGGGTCCGGCCATCCAGAATCTGAGGGCCGTCCACCAAGATCGCTTCCGACGGGTCGTACCCGTGGAGCTTGATGCCCTCCACGATCGCGTCCAGTTCGATGTAGGACGCGCGCGGCACGATCAAGGTCATGGGGTGACACAGGGGCTCGATTGCCTCATATGCCGCCTTGACCCGCGCGATTCCGCCCGCCTCGCCTTCCAAGTCGGTCGTCTTCGAGAACGCCGGATCAATCATGGTGCCTTTTGCTGTATTTGTGTCTGCCATTGTCGTAACCTCTGAGGTTGACGGGCAAGGTTGCCCGTACGTAGGGGCCGCGACACGCAAACCACTATCGAGCTTGACTCCGGACGCAACCGTAGATGCGTCCGATTCGAACCTATTCAGTTTTCAAGCGAGACTGGCCCAGACGCCTGTAGCGTTGTCTTTACGTGGGCTTCAATCCCTGTGCGCGACACGCGCGCTATTTCCTTCAATCAACTTCAACTCACAATAGGCATTCTATCAGAACCACGGTACTGTGCAAGCATTATTTGCTGGGAGAGCGCTTTTTTCTCACACACTACCTGTAGTGGTCGAGCATGCCTGTGCGCGCTACCTGTAGTGGGCAAGGTTGCCCGCCTCTCTCTCTCGTCAACTGCAAAATATGCGGCGCGGCTCTCCTCTGTTACTCGGTGTAACCTGTCAAGCATAAGTACCTTGCGGGAAAGCTTTCGCGATAGCTTTCGAGCAAGCTATCGTCAAGTATAAAATTAGTCAATGTCCCACCCCTAGGCCGGGCT